CCGTGCAGAAAAATTTAGTTCAGCAGCACAGCAAGGAAGAGTTTATGTACTTAAAGGAGCATGGAACGAAGATTATTTTGATGAACTTGAAGTTTTTCCAAACGGTAGATTTAAAGACCAAACAGACGCCTCTAGCGGTGCTTATAATAAACTACAGGATGTTGCCCGTTATGACCAATATCCTATAGAAGTTGGAAAAGGAAGTTCTTATTGGAAATCAGCATAAGGAGCATTAAATTATGACAGAAAATTTAGAGGGAATTAAAACTCCAGAACAGACGGACAATAGTAAAGTTACAAATCAACATTTTGCTGAAGTTGGAATTACAGGACTAAAACGTTCAGGCGGATATGTTCAGGAAGAATTTTTAACTAATCTTGTTATGCCACAATGCTTAAAAGTCTACAAAGAGATGGCATCTAATGACCCTGTAATAGGGGCAATACTTTTTGTTTTTGAACAGCTCGCAAGAAAAGTTACATGGAGAATTACCCCTGGGGGTAATAAAAGTGAAGATTTAAAAATTACAGAATTTGTAGATTCATGCAGAAAGGATATGTCCCATTCCTGGGATGATTTAATTACAGATATTTTATCTGAATTTGAATATGGATGGGCATGGCATGAAATAGTATTTAAAATAAGGGGTGGAGATGTTAGAAATCCTAAATTTAAAAGTAAATATAATGATAAAAAAATAGGATGGCGAAAAATTGCAGGAAGGTCACAAGATTCATGGCATAGCTGGATTTTTGATGAAGAGGATGAACTCGTAGCTATGATACAACAAGCCCAAAGTGATTTTAATACCAGGATAATACCATTTAATAAATCATTACTTTTTAGAACAAAAGCTAACCGAGGAAATCCAGAAGGTCGCAGTCTTTTAAGAAATGCCTATAGACCATGGTTTTTTAAAAAACATATAGAAGAAATTGAAGCCATAGGAATAGAAAGAGATTTAGCAGGACTCCCACAGTTAAATACTCCAGAGAATGTGGATATATGGTCAGGTACACAGGAAGCAACCCAATTGAAAAATACTCTAGAAACAATAATAAGCAATGTAAGACGTGACCAGAATGAAGGTTTAATTTTTCCGCATGGATATGAATTTCAATTAGTATCTACTGGTGGAAGACGGCAAATTGATACTAACGCTATAATAAATAGATATGACCAGAGAATTGCTGTAACGATGCTTTCAGACTTAGTAATGTTAGGGGCAGATAAAGTAGGTAGTTTTGCTTTAGCCGATGTAAAAAAGAGTTTACTTGCTACTGCACTTGAAGCGCAAATAAAAAGTATTGCAGAAGTATTTAATACTTATGCTATACCACAGCTTATTAAATTAAATAATTTTAAAGGTTTTACTGATTATCCTAAACTTGTATCAAGTGAAATAGAAACTCCTAATTTAAAGAGTCTTGGAGATTTCCTTGTACAGCTTAAAGATTTAGGAGTTGACCTGTTTCCTGATGAAAATCTTGAAAGTTATGTACGTTCCGCTGCAGAGCTTCCTGAAAAAAGTAAAATTAAGGAAAAGCCTAAAGAGAAAAGTGATTCAACTGAATCAAAGGGTGATGAAGGCAAAACACATCGTGGCGGACCTACTGGAGAAGACAATCAATCAGATGATAAAACTAAATTTAATGAACTTTATAGCAGAGAAGGGAGAAAATAATGCCACTTATGGCATGTACAATTAAAGATAAGCCTGGATTTAAATATGGAGAATCAGGGCATTGCTATACATATACAGTAGGCAATGAAGAAAGTAGAAGAAGAGCTAAGCAGTTAGCTATACTTCAGGGAACAGCAATAGCTCAAAGCACAGGTGAAAAGTTAGTTGTTGAACTTGAAAAAAGTAAAACTATATATAATGATGAGAAAAATCTAATATTTGGTTGGGGATATGTTGCTCTTAACAAAAATAGAGAGCAGGTAATTGACCATAGTGGAGAAAGAGTAGAACCAAAACATCTTGAAGAATTAGAAATGGCTGTATATGGTTTCAACATTGGTTCAAGAAAGGCAAATTTTGACCATAAGGGATTAGACAAAGGGTATTTAATAGAATCCGTATTTCTTAATGAAGAGAAAATGGAAAAAATGGGAATCCCTAAAGGAATATTACCTCAAGGAGCATGGGTAGGGTTTTGGTTCCCAAATGATGAAGATTATCAGAAGATAAAAAAGATGAAAGCTCCTATGTTCTCTATTGAGGGAACTGCTATTAAGGAGGAGGTGTAAATATATGGCTAAAAGAATACGAGAACCAGTAATAACTCGTATTGCTGTTGTAGATAAAGGAGATAATCCAAAAGCACGAATATTATTATTTAAAAACGATAAAGGAGGTCAAAACGATAATGATAACAAAAAAACAATTAAGAAAGGAGATGAATACGATATGACAATAGAAGAAATACTGGCTAAACTTTCACAGGAAGAGCAGGATTTCATCAAAGCAGATATGGATGCAAGAAAGAATGAAGTAGAGGTGGTTAAGACTGAAAAAGATACCGAAATTGCAGAGCTTCAAACTTCCCTTGATGAAATGAAAACCAAAGTAGGGGATTTGGAAAAGAAAATCAAAGAACCTGAAAGTGTCAAAGACAAAGATGCAGACGACAAAAAAGACGTTTTAGCAAAAGCTGACCCTGAAATCAAAAAAGTTTTTAATGGTATGCAGGAGAAAATTGAAAAAATCCAAAATGAAAATATTGAAAAAGAAAAGAAAGTTGAAGAATTAAGTAAGACCATTAAGAAAAGAGATTTTGTTGAAAAAGCCGATACTCTCAAAGGTTTAGGGGAAGAAGCTGATAGTCTGGCTGATGTTCTTATGGATTTATCAGAAAAAGCTCCAGAATCCTATGCAAAAATAGAAAAAATTCTTGAAACTACAAATAAAAAACTCGAAGAAAGTGATTTATTTAAAACCGCTGGAACTGACCAGGGCGGTGTTTCAGGAGATGTTGCATCTGAAATAAAGAAAAAGGCAGCAGAAGTTGCACAGAGAGATAAAATAACTAAGGAGCAGGCAGAACTTAAAGTTCTTGAAGAAGACCCAGAACTCTACAAAAGATATAAAGCTGAAAGGGAACAATAAAAAACGTGAGAAAGAAAGGAGGAACATATTATGTCTCATGGGTATGAATTAGATTTAACAAGTATAACTGCTATAGCTGCTGCTGATTTAAGTGATTATCAGTATAGAGCAGTTAAACTTAATTCGGATGAAGAGGTAAATCTTGCATCCGAAGGTGAGAAAATGTCAGGTATCCTGCAGGATGCTCCTGATGCAGCAGATAAAGCATGTATAGTTGCCTACGATGGTATTTCAAAAGCTGTAGCAGGCGGAGAAATTGATGCCGGAGACGATGTAGAAGTAGGTACTGACGGTAAGTTAATAAAAGCAACTTCAGGAGAAGTCATAGGAGAAGCATTTTCTCCTGCAGGAGCAGATGGCGAAATTTTTGCAGTTCGCCTTAAATGTTAAATAAGAAATTAAATGGAAAGGAGGAAAAATAAATGCCAAATCCTATTAAAGCAAATATACATATAGATTCTGCGTTAACTAATATTAGCGGAGCATATCTACAGCAGGAGTCTTCATTCATTGCAGATAAAGTTTTTCCAATTGTCCCTGTAATGAAGCAATCAGATAGATATTTCGTATATCTAAAAGAAGACTGGTTTAGAGATGAAGCAAGGAAAAGAGTTCCAAATACTGAATCTGCAGGCGGTGGTTACAAAATAGATAACACTCCAAGTTATTACTGCGAACCTTGGGCTTATCATAAGAGCGTTGGTCCTGATGACAGAGCTAATGCCGATAATCCATTAGACCCTGACAGAGATGCAGTAGAATTCGTAATGCAGAAACTTCTTATAAGAAGGGAAGTAGAATGGGTAACAAGGTTTTTTAGAACAGGTATTTGGACATACAATTATAATGGGGGTGACGGTACTGGTGGTACTGTTAAACAATGGAGTACAAGCGGTTCTGACCCAATAAGAAATATTGGAAACGCTAAAGTAGCAGTACAGTCCATTACAGGTCGTAAACCAAATATTATGGTTGTAGGTCCTTATGTCCATGAAGCATTGAGAAACCATGCGGACATCCTTGACAGAATCAAATATACCGAAAGAGGAATAGTTACTAGAGAACTTCTTGCATCACTCTTTGAAGTAGATAAGTACGTAGTGGCTGAAGGAGTTAAAAATTCTGCATCTGAAGGTGCTACAGAAGATACCGATTTCATTGCTGGAAAGCATTGTTTATTGGTTTATGCACCACCAAGACCTGCACTTAAACAACCATCAGGCGGATATATCTTCGCTTGGAAAGGTTTAATGGGCGCAGGAGCTTTTGGAAACAGAATTAATAGAATACCTACTCCATTGCTCGGTATGGGTACTGAAAGGATAGAAGGAGAAATGGCATTTGATATGCATTTAGTAGCTGCTGATTTAGGAATATTCTTTAACGGAATAGTTAACTAAAAAAAGTAATTATTAAAGGAGCAATCAAATGGCATTTACTTGGAATGGAAATCCCAGGAATAGTACTATAGAAGCTATACGCTTTGAAATAAACGATATTGTTGAAGCCAAAGCGAAGTTCACTGATGCAGAAATAGAATATGCCTATAGTATTGAGAAAACAATTCTTGGGGCTTCTGCTCGTTTATGTGAAATATTGGCTGCTAAATATGCTGAAGAGGCTTCAAGGTCTTTAGGTCCACTAAGGGTAGAACTGGGTTCAATTACTAAAAATTACTCAAATAAAGCTAAAGAACTTCGTAAAAGAGCTACAGCTTATGGTACACCTTATTGTGGAAATATCTCTAAAGAAAAAGCTAAGGTTTTTGAAGAGGATTCCGATATTAATCAGCCTGTATTTAAAAAGGATTTAATGACCAATGATTAAGGAAGGTAATTATGGGACTTACTTCAAAACATTTTAAAGATTGGTTAAATTCCTTCAATGTTGATTATTATGAATGGAAATCAAGAAATGTAGCAGGAGAAGATACTTTTGAACCAAAGGCTATTGTCCTCTCCTGCTATGTGGATGAAACAATCCGTAGGATAACTGATTTTAGAAATGAAGAAGTAATCTCAAATGCCCAATTATATATTGACGGAGATAATGAGCTTATTCCAAGTATCAAACCAGAGGATAAATTTGTATTAAATGAAATAGATTGTTTTCCAAAAAACTTTCATAAATTTAGAGATGAAGAAGGCAATCTGGATGTTATGGTGGTATATCTTTAATGGAAATAAAATGCACAATGGATTGGAAATCAATAGATACTCTAATTGCTAACTTAAGAGGTATTTTAGACAATATCCGAAATGAATCTGGAGAGATTCTAAAAAATATTGGTACTGATATTATGCTTGAGAGTTTTGAGGAATGTCCCAAAGATACCTGGACTTTAGTTAGTTCAGGATATGTCACAGACCCTATAGTTACAAATGACAAAGTATCTGTTGAAATAGGTTATGGTGGTCCAGAGGATAAAGTAAATCCTAAAACTGGAAAGCTAGCTTCTGAATATATGTTTATAGTGCATGAAGACTATGAAAAATATGCCACAAAAAGAATAACAGGTAAATCTAAATTCTTTGAAGACCCTGTACGCAGAGCCGAAACTAAATTTAAGGATGATTTAGCAAACAGTATAAGAGTAATATTAACAAAACGTCCAGCAAGATGAGGCAACTATGAGCGATTTATTATTAGATTTAATTGATTTTCTTGTAGATAACAATAAAGTTGAAGGACGGGCAATAGATGCTTTTACTGATAATGCTCCAATTTCTCCTGATGATATAGTTTCACTCTATGAATATGGAGGAAATCCTGCATTTATTGGAGATTTTGCTAACAGAGGCGTTACAGTTCAAATAAGAAATAAAATTTATAC